CCGTCTAGCGCAACCCAGCCCAACATTTTACGGCCTGTACCGTTGTAGGAACTGGTCAAATACTTAACCCAACCACCTATCTTCTCAGGGAACCCTTTACGAAAGCGCACAAGGTTGCCGTCAAACCAACCACCTTCTGCAGTGTAGTCTGTGCCTTCCTTGTTGATCCCTGGGTTAAATAGATATTTCTGTAGAGGCATTACTGGTACTCACCTGTGCGAATCATTTCAGTAACTTCAACAGCGCGGTTACCCACCTGCTGGCTCCACTTGCTGTCCATGAATTCATCTGCAGCAATGTCAAACTGCTCACGGGACATAGCTTCAAGCGCCTTAACAAAGCCACGCAAACGAGTCTGTCCCAGATTAAACGAAATATCAATTAAGGCATCTTGACGCGCTTCGTTCATTGCGGGGAACCAGAAGTATGAATCGGTAAGCTCTTCTCGCACGCGCTTGATGTCGTTTGCTAGTAGGTAGTCAATTTCATCATCAGACAGGCCAAGACCAGACTCGCTAATATTTCTACCCACCGCAATTGTTTCATACCCAGCCGAGCATATATAAGACTTAGACCGCACACCTTCGTGGCGTTTAAGCATACTAATTAAATCGCTCATTACTTCTCCCTAGCTACAGAGTTGACCTTCTCATAGCTTCTCATTGCGCCAAGACCTAACATCCCCATCATAACCGGAACAAGCAGGGTTGTATCTATTTCGGGTAGGTCTACCCAGATGCCTAGTATGTTGGCAATAATTGTATTGTAGAGTAAGCCCAGCGAACACACCCAACCGATACTCGGCCTCCAGCCAGCAACAAATAACGACTTATGTGCAGCTTCGGTCTTGTTTACGTCTAGTTGGCCCTTCATAAGCTCTTGGGCATGTCGCTCTGACATCGTAGCAATCTCATGGGCCAAGGCGTTCTTCTGATCCTTGTCCTCGATAAACTTATCAAGTAGCCCTGTGACCGGCCCTACTAATGATGCGACGATGCTCATAGTTTAATCCCAAGTCTTCGTGTTACGGCCTATCTTCTTAGGTATGCAGTAAGCACTTATATTGTTTTGGTTACGCTCTTGTCTGCCTATTTTAACTGCACCCGATTCAACGTAATAAGCAAACTGATTGCAGCGAGTTACATCCCGAAAGTAAAACTCTTCTTTTAAAGGCTCTCCGTCAATTATGACTATGAGCAAAAACGCCATAATCATCGGGTCAAATAAGCCAACAATGCGCCTACAGCAGCAGGTACTAAAACAACAACCAGCAAGACAAGCATCCCGATCTGGCGCATATCTTTCCAGAACTTTTTATTCTTTGCCGTAGCCCTAGCTAACTCTTCTTGTTTGGCTTTTCTAGCATTCGCCATCTCTTGCATACACTGCTGATACAGATGACCATTGCCGCTCATAACAAACAGGTCTTTAACTTCCTGCATTGTCTCTGCAATTTGCTTACGCGCCAGCGCAGCCTTAACAGCGTCAGCTTCCGACAACCCGCCTTGGTTTTGAGCCTTAGCCAGTTCTACTTCAGCCCCACCCAGCTTGCTGAGAAAGGTTCCAATGGTGCTTAAATCATCCGCTGTACTTGCTGCTTTTTTGATCGCGTTTGAAGCCATGTTGACTCCAGCCACTATCGCGGAGATTTCTGCAATCATTTTCTACCCCATAGATACTAGTATCGGTACTAACACCGACCCTAAAACAAGAATGTATATACCGTAGATTAGGTGTTCGATTCTATCGAACCTCTTAGACCCAGACTCCAAACGCTTTTCAATGTTTTCATAACGTATGGCGCATTCTCTTTCGTGTGCGCCAATCTCAGCTAAAGCATCTTTGACCGTAGGGCGCGTTGCCGCCATTATTCCTTGGCCTTACCGATGTTTAAAGCTAGTGCTTCAACTACGGGATATATCCATTTGGCAAAAAAAGCATCATCTTTCGGTGTAGGTGTAGCAGCACAAATGGCACTGGCTATTACCGACAACGTAGTCAGAGTCGTTATAACTTCAATTAATTCCATTAGCTTGCCTCTTCTTCAGATTCTTCTACGGGCTTAACAGACTCAGTAATCGCGGCAATGTACATCTGAAGCAATGCTTGGCGCTCACTAATCTGCATCTGTAGCGTGGATATTTCACGGCGTAACTCGTTCACACGGGCTATGTTTGCCTGAGTCTCTACAGCTAGACCTTCAAAATCATACTGTTCGTCATTGATTGTTACTGTGTTTTCTTCGCTCATGTTAATCCTTAGTGTGGTTGCTCTTGCTGCACGGGCCAGCAGTTTAAGTTAGCTGCTACGGTACGGCGTTCACCTTCACCTTGGAAGGGATATACCATGTGTTGCAGCCAACTCGGAAAGAATAATAACTTACCTACTTCGGGCTTCATAACCACGTTCTGCGTAGGTTTAAGGCGCTCTTTGTCCCATGTGGCGCTTTGCCCGTAGTTAAAACAAAGATACCCGTCAGACGCGCCAGAAGCGTTGTACAGGTTATACGACTCACTACCCGCAGCAGGTTGAGCAAGGATCTGTTCTGGCACCTTAGTCCACGTTGTACAGCTAACGCCCATAATAGTTTTGGTGCCGTGATCATGGATTGGGTTGTAATCGCCAGCATAACTATGTACTGACCAAAGCTCATCCATCTCTACGTTACGGTTGCCATCTAATTGCTGGCCTGTGTTAGCCATAAACGCACTGATGTATTCGGCACCCATACGACATAGGAACTGGGAGAACTCTGCTAAACGACCATCTTCGTGATCCATTACAAGCTGTTCGCCGTTACCTATCTGACCTACTAGAGTATGTGCTGCTGAGATACGATCATTCTGGTGCATTAACTCATCTAAATAGTCGTTAAGGCTTGTAACCATATGTTCAGGCACAGTCGTTTCCATCAAAAACAATGACGGTAACGGCATCATACGGTACTGGACTTCATCCATTAGGCAGCAGGATCGTATGCGTTTGCAGTTTTTATGGCTGCATTAACTGCGGTCATGTCTTCGCTACCCCAATCTTCCAAAGCCACCATAAGCTCTAGGTGTTGGGTGTTACGGTCTACACAGGCTTGACGGTCTTCTGCTGACTCATTAGCCATTTTATTACCTGCAATAACTGCGGTGATTAGGTCTACACTGTGGCCCATAGCCGTGTAATCTTGTGCGATTTGATCTGCTTCTCTTGTCATTGTTTATCCTTCTAGTGCCGCAATGCGGTCTGTTAGTGCGGTGATTAGTGCGCTTTGTTCTTGGATGGCTTTTACAAGGATTGGTACAAATTTACTGTACTGAAGACCCATCTGCTTGCCATCGTCAGAGCAGCTAGAAACTAGGTTAGTACTGTTGTTTTTGTTGTATCCTGCCGCTATTTCAAGGGCTTCTACTTCTTGTGCCTTGAAACCAATGTCCAGCCAATCTTCTTTGTGAGTACCGTCTGGAGTTTGTGCAGATAAGTCATAATCATCAGCGGTGTTATCACCGTACTTAGCGCGTTTATCCCACTTATAGGTTAAAGGCGATAGAGCTTTAACAAAGTCTAAGCCAAGGTCTAAAGGCGTAAAGTCTGTTTTGTCTCTTGCATCGGACGCTATTGTCCAATCTATTTGGATGTGCGCTGAAGTATGGTCTGCGTTTCCTATACCGATAACATTACTGCCTGTGGTAACTGCGCCTCCTGGTCTACCTGCTAATAAAGCACCAAATCCTATAGCTACATTATTGTTTCCAGACGTAATCGCATTACCAGCAACCGTTCCTGATGCTGTATTGTAACTGGCTGCTCCTGTCATATTGCCTAATGCCCCATAGCCTACAGCTGAATTTTGTATGCCTGTAGTAAAATCCTCACCTGCAAGAGCACCAACCAAAGTGTTAGCTGTACCCGTGGTGAGTGTCACACCTGCATTGTAGCCAACAGCGGTGTTGTAAGTTGAAGCGGTAGTTGTATTGTTAAAATTCAGTAGGGCTTGTGGGCCAATAGCAGTATTCCCCCCATTTATCGTAGCAGAAGAAAGTGCTCTATAACCTAAAGCAGCGTTTACGTTGCCAGTAGTAAGCGCATCACCAGCTTCAGCACCCACTGCGGTATTACTTTCTCCTGTGGTGACTGATAGACCTGCATCTTTACCAACTGCTGTATTTGTATCACCTGTAGTGGTAAACCGAAGCGCACGGTAACCCACTGCTGTGTTGTCACTTGCTG